TAGCACCGTCTCCAGATGCTTCAGGACCATTACCCATTCTACCACCATAAACTAAGTTAGCAATTTTTTCGGGTTTGCGAGCGTATTCATTTGCTTTTGCTTCGGTTGGGAAATATTTTTTAAAAATACCCATTAAACCTTTAGCGCTGTAATTTAAATTTTCTTTTGTTAAACGGAAACCGCCTGATTCGTGACCACATTGAGCTAAAAAGTGAGCTAAACGTAGTGGAGTATTAATTTGGAATTTTTCCATTACTCCTGGAATTTGAGCAATTACTGTGTCTGGAATGTGTCCTTTTAATTTTTCTAAATTCATATTTTTAATTTTTAACTTACTACTACTCTACCTTGAATATCTGTATTAGGGAATCTAATTTCAAATATTGCAGGATCTAATGAAGGATAAACATTACCATTTCTAGTTGCCCCTGCAATATCATACCCATATTGAGAGTAGTTTCCTCCTTGTTTATTTATAATTTCTAATTTAACTACTGATTGTACTCCTTTAACTTGTAAAAGTTTAGAGGTAATATCTGAAAGTGTGATTGGTTGGTTTATTTGCCATTTATCTATATTAAAATGGTCTTGTAAAGCTGTAATGCAATTAGTTATTACATCTTTATTAGAATAACCACTTAATACAATAATATCAAAATTAAGTCCAATATTAATATAATAAGCATCTCTAATATTAATAGCATCAGTAACCATTCTATATTGGTTAAGATAAGTTACTAAGTTATTTTTTAATGTTGATGAAGCAGAAATTAATTGCTTATTACTATTATAAGATAAAACGTATAAATCTAATGATAACGGATTATTTTCTTGAGAAATAGCTACTGATTGTTGAGGATTATTATATAGTCCTTGTGATATATAAGCTTTAGATACAGTACCATATTCAGAAGGCATTGACAATGCTCTTATAATATAATCATCTTTAGTTACTGCTCTTAATTGAGTTGAAAATGAATATAAAGCGTTTTGTCTAATTTCATCAACTGTATCCCCATTTCTACCACCTGAAGATGGGTTTGGGTTATTAGAAACTATACTTTGTAATACGTCATTATTTAAAGCACCACCACCACCAGGGAAAGTTACATTTGTTGTATCTATAGTAGTTAAATCACTAGCAGGAACGTTAGATAAAATTCCACCACCAACTAAATATTTTACTAATAAATTTCCATTAGGTACTAAACCATACTCTTGAGTAAAGAAAGTACCAGCTTCATTATAATTATTTGTTAATAATGAAATACCAGGTACATTACCCGCTTTAATATTGTTTGGTGTTGGTATAATTTGAGTATCAGTTTTATCTTGAGATAAACCAGCACCGAATTCTAGTTGTAAAGTATTATCAGATAAAATTCTAGAAACAAATCGTTTAGGAACTCTTTGTAATTGTAATAAGTAAGGAATTTGATCCGTTGTTGTATTATATGATGGATTAGCTATAGGCTTAAATACTGAAGATTGTGCTAAGTAAGGTACTTCATACCATATATCATTAGCACCACCACTACCAGTAACACTTAATATTTGCAATATGTTAGTATCTTCAATAGTTACAGTAGCGAATTTTTGATTTGTACCAACACTAATAGAAACTTCTTTTATTTCTGCTGATATAACAGAAACTGACTTTTTAAATAAAAATGAATCATTGTTTATGAAAGAAATTTCAGTACTACCTGTATCAGTAAAATCTATTTGTTGTGTAGTTAAGAATTTAGTACCTGTAGAAGTTGAAGTTATTAATGTGTTTGTTGGGATTATAGTTCCATAAACAGTAAAATTAGGTGATATTACACCACCACTACTAATAGAAGGAACTATTTGATAAACATCAACTGTAGTATTTGAAGCATAAGATGCTTTAGGGCGATAACCCATTACATATGCTTGAGCGTATAAATTTTCTTTTTCTTTAGAATATAATAAGAAATTTTCTTGTGTTTGGGTATCTAAGTAAAATGACATAACATCACCAACATAAGATGCCATTTCAATAAACATATTACCAGGTGTGGCTTCTGAAAAGTCGTTATATGTTGTTGGGAAATATGTTTTAGCATATTGTTGCAATGATGCTTTAAAAGCACCAAAATCTTTATTTAAATAAGATATATTTTTATCTTCGTTAGCCATTGTTAATTAAATTGTACTGTTACTTGGTCTGGTGTTTGTGATATGTTCAATATATAATCTACAGTTAAGTCTATTAAGTTATAATCTGTATTAGGAATAACTGTAATATTAGTTACTGTCACTTCAGGTATAAAAATAGATATACTATCCGATAAACTATTAATTAAAGCATCTAAATTTTCATCTGTGATTCCTTCAAATAAAAATCTTTTTAAGTTACATCCAAAAGTAGGATTCATTACTCGTTCGCCAACATCAGTTAGTAACAAATTAACTAAATTTGATTTAATTTGATCTTTAGTAGCATACGTGCTATTAAATACACCAGGTCCATTAAAAGGTAATGATACCCCAATAGCAATATTCTTCTGTAAATCTAACGGATTTACACGTATTGTTTGAGGTATTGGCATATTATCCTAAGTTTTTAAGACCCGCTTTTTCTTGAGGTGTCATACTAGCAGCAGCATCAGCAATAAAAGCAGCAAATGGGTTTACTTTTTCACCAGTAATATCATCTACAGCATTAATTACTTCTAATGGTCGTTGCTTTTGTTGTTGGAAACCAAATGCTTCTCCCATTTGAGATGCTAATTGGCTACGTATACCACCAGATAATGGATTAGTTGATACATCAGCGCTAGTAAAACTCATTGTTTTACCTTCACGTAATGCTTTTTTCTCTTGTTTAGCCACGTGCTCTTCAAGAATGTATGGTAACTCTTCATGAATAGCATCGATTACGGCTTCTTTAATTAGTCTTTTAAATGCTTTTGTGTTCATAATTATAAATATTTTATCCTTGTAAATTTCGTTGATCAATAATTAGTTTTAGTTGGTCTATTAGATCGTTGGGGTCCAATGTGAATGAATATTCACTTTTTAATACTTCTACCCCATCGCGATCAATAGCCACGGCATAACGGCGTTTATTGCCTTTAACAACAAACGCTATATTTTGTTCTTCTTTAATTTTAAATTTAAACCCTTTATATGGTGGATATGTATCACCTACTGGAAGAAAGGAATTAGATAGATCAGCTAGTTGTTGTTCGTTTAGATTTGAATTTGCTTGATTACCTAATAATACATTAACAGCTTTTAATCTTTCAATTAAATCGTTTAATTTTGATATTTCATTTTCTAATATCACAACCCCAATAGCTAAAACTATACTTAATGCTGATATTAATTTATTTGCCTTTTCAATTGCTTTAACAATTTTAGTAATTAAACTTACAGGAATACCAATACCTGGAGGGACAGCTGTTGGAATAGGAATAGCAGATAATACGGATACAATAGCACTAAATATTGTTATATATAATTCTATTTGAGATATTGTTTGTTGTAATTTAGTTAATTTACTAATGCTACTATTAATTAATGTAACAGCATTATTTCTTAAATTAGTTGCAATAGCAATAGTTTCAGGTGTATTAGCTTGTTCAATATAAACATTTACTTGATCTACTAATTCTTCTAGTTTTGCTCTTTGAGATAAAACAGAAGAAAATTGGTTTGCTAATTGTAATGCAATGATAGGCGCTAATGTTTTAGCAGCGTTTTTAGCTACTTTTTTAGCTAAATCTCTTCTTGCTTTTGCTCTTTCAGCTTTGTTTCTTGTTTGTCTTTTTTTTCTTTTTAATTTACGAAAATTAAATTTTTGTTTTATTTTAGCATAAGGATCAGCAAGTATGTTTGCTAAATCTTTTTTTAATTTAGCATCTAATTCTTCTAAATCAACTAATTTCTTTTGGTAAGCAGCATTTTCAATTTCAACAGCTTTATTATATTGTTCTTGAGTAATTTGTTTTTCTTTTAACAATACTTCTAAACGCTTCATTTCAGTACCATGATCAGACCATACTTTAATTTTTAAAGTAACTATTTCTTGTATTTGATCTTTTAAAGTTTGTACTTTTCCCAACGCAGCCGAAATAACTTTTTGTTTTGCTTTATTTACTAATTGATCTCCAAAAGTCTTAATAGCAGTGGATGATGATATTGTTTTAAGAACACTAGGAGAAATTACAGCTCCTACATTAATATTATTTGCCATTAAGCTGTAAAGTTTTGTTGTGATAAAATTCCTTCTAAATTATTATTAATTCTATCAATATCGTTTAATAAACCTTCTGCAGCTGAATTAATATCCATAGCTGGTGCTCCTTCAGGGCTACCAACTACAGTTGAAAGTGATGTTCCAAAACTATATAAACTATCAAGTAAATTTTCTAATAAAGTATTTAATTTATCACCCAATACTAGAGGTTCAGTTGGTAAACTATTATTTACAGTACCTAAAAAAACCGTATTACTATTAAGATGAACTCGTTCATCAGCATTTAGATTAATAATATTTTTAGTATTTAACTCAATATTTGATTTAGCAAAAATCATTACCTCATCACGTTTAGAATTTAATACTACTCTATCACTATTAATAATAATTTGAGCATTAAAATACTTTGAAACGTCTGTTGGTTTAGTAAGTGGATTTAGAGTACCTGTTTTATTTGTTTGTAATGGTAGTTGTTGATTAGAAGTTAAATAAATGGAAGATAAATCAGAATTTATTTTTTCAACATGGAAATTTTCATTAGGATCATAGCTAAAACCATTGGATAAAATTGTAATAGGGCTATCATCGTTACCTACAGAACTCCATTCATTTAAATTGCTATATAATTTAGTTGTTGAACTAAAACGTAAAGCATTACCTTGTCTACCTTGAATGATATGATCACCTTCAAAAGATAATAAAGGTCTAATATTTGGATTTTCAACAAATGTAATTCCTAGGTTAGATGTAGAAGATGCTGGTTGAGAGTTTTGTTGATTATTACCCCATATATTAATTGTACTAATATAATATTTTTGTGTTGCTGTAGATGATATTTGAGAGGCAGCTGAGGGTAATTCTTCTAAAAAAACTAATTCACCTAATACAGGATAGTATTGAAATTGGGGATAAAGTGGTTTTGCTGTTTTGCAAGTATTAAAAAAAGTATCATTATTATCTCCAGTAATATTTTTAGCTTGATCATAATCAAGGTAAAATATAGTTCCAATACCATTAAACCCACCAGCTTTTTCAAACATAGTAGGTGTAGGAGTATTTTCAACAGTTACAACACCGTATACTCTACCAACTTGAGCTTTTTTAGTAGGAGTAAAGTTATTTTTTCCTATTGATGATACAACGGATGATAGGTTTTCTCTTACTCTCATTTTACTTGTTCTAATTGTACTATAGGAGCTTGTTCTAATAATTTTTGTCCTTTTTCTTGTACCTCTTTTTGTTCAGCTAATAATGCTTCGATTTCACTCATATCAATTAATTCATTTCCTGAATTTGAGTTAGTAGTAGCAGCACGTTGTGCTATAGCTGCCATTTTAACTAGCTGTTCGTTATTTTTTACATTAACATCAATTAAATCTTTAACAACAGGCATTAAATTTGTGGCGTTTCCCACATTAGCTGTTGCCATTGGTTTCATAGTATCAATGAAATCCTCAATCTTTTTATCAATATCTTTATTATTCTTGTGTATTTGTTTAAACAGATCCGATAAAGATGTGTTACCGAATACTGTTACGTCGTCAAAATTAGCCATAATTGCGTTTATCAATAAATATGAATAATTAAATCTTTATATACCCATGCTCGTAATATTCATTATATAAATGAACATATATAACCTTAAGTTTTTTAATGATTTTAGTAATCTGAGGAGTGGATACGTCTGTAATTTCGCGTATGTATATGTATAGAGCCTTTTTATTAAATATTTCTAGTGTTTCACGCTTACGGAATAATTCAACAATAGCGTCTGCTGTTTGGGCGTCTTGTTTTTTAGGAAATAATTTGTATATATGTTTGTCTATATACTTAGTATACTGATCCATAAACCCATTTCCATCCAGCATACTTTCAATGTTCTTATCATTCTCATATAAGTGCATTTGTTCCTCATCAGATTCATCAACATCAACTTTTTCTTGAAGTTTCTTATAGTTGTTTTCATTATAAACAATAAGGTAACGTTTAGCAATAGTACCAAAATAACTAAATGCCTTGCCCTTCTCAGGTTTATATATATGAAGTTTCTCAAGCAGGAAAGTAATTACCTCGTGCTTGAGTTCTTCAATAGTATCAGTATCGGTGTAGTAGAATTTAAACGTATGAATAATATTCTCGGCT